ATACTTTTCTGAATAAAATCTACATCAATTGGATGTTTCACCAACATAGTTTTAGGAACAGGTAGATTTGATTGTCCAAGTATTTGTTGTGAATATAACTTATCTTTAACATTATCTATTGCATAACTTCCATTAATAAGTATCACACCGATTCTCTCTAAATGACGAATAATTGCCTTAATGTAATAAGTTGTTCCACTACCTGTTCTTGGAATTACAAAATCTGGTAATATTCTTGACTTACCCTTTACTCTGATACTCTTTCTATCTTCTCTATCCACCAAAATATCTACATCTTGTGGGTTCACCACATGAATCTTGATATCTTGTTTCTCAAACTCCTCTACTAATCTCTGAGTCTCGTATGATTCACTTATATCCTTTTTATATAATATCCAACCTGTCATCAATCTAAATAAATTTCACTCCATAATTTAGTGGTTTCAGGAAATGTTTTCAACATAATCTCTTTCAACCCTTTTGCATAATCTTGTATCTCTACTTGTGAAGTAGGTTCATCTCGTAATTCTATAAAATTCATAACACTTTGGAATGATGCAGTCCACCAAACTTTTGTATAAACCGTAAGTGGTAATATACTACGAGCTTGTTCTTTTGCCATCCCACTCTTTAACATTTCTTTATATGCAGATATAGAATTTTGTTGAGAGATAGTCCACAATTGTTTCATCTCTTTTTGATTATCAACTAACCCATCGCTCGCCTGTTTGTTATCATCACTTTGTTTTCTAAACTCTGTTGGTTCATAGAATTCATCATAAGGAACATACCTACCACTAATCTCATTCCATGCATGGTCTTTTGTTACATGACTTGATGTAGTTTCAATACCCACCACATGCTTATACCATTGTCTCATCACGAACTCTGGTGCCTTAATGATAAACATACAATGTTGATGTCTGAATGGTGAAAAGTGTTTATGTTTGATTAAGAATTTAGATAACTTTCTATCTTTCTCCTCAAATGTTTCACTTCTTCCACCGAATGATACACGAGCGGCATTTACTGGTGTTAAATCATCACCAAGTGTATCCACTAATTCTATATAACCTTTATCTAAAATATCGATTTTCATATTTATAACCTTTAATGTTTGTTTAGTAATAAGTATTACTAATTTTATTCAAAATAAATTTTTTTTTAAATACCACCAAATAGTTTTGCCCACCAATTCTGTTCACTACCATTATTATCTACTTCAGACTTTAATATATTATCAGTAGAGTCTGATTTTGGTTTATATAAATCTCTGTTATTTTTATATAGTTGTTGTTCAGTTGATTCAATTGAAGTTGTTTCAAATTCAGGAGTATATTCAAATGAACTACCATCAGGATTATCAATAGTTAGAGTTTGTGATTCTACTTTTTCAGTTCCACCAACTGATTTAGTAGAACCTATCGAAGTTTTTTCTGATAAGAATTTTTCTTCTTTTGCAGTATCATCAATATATTCTGCAAAACTACTATATCCACTTTGTATCTCTATCACCTCGTCATCTTCAATCAATGCACCGAAATCCTTTAATACATTTGGTATATCTACAATCATAAAAGATTGAATTGTTGTTGACCAACCACTTGTAGAAACATTATGACTTATACCTTTAATCATAAATGCCACATACTCTCTAAAGTAATGTGGTAGATAATCTACTAAAAATAAATCACCGATTTTTAATCCACCTGTTCCATCAATCGTCATACTCAATGAGATAGGTATTTCAGGAATAGTTACGGTATAATTACTTGAATCATTCTCACCCATAGATTTATTTATTTTATATTTCATCACTACCAAAAAATTATCAAACATACTTAAAGTATTTGTATCGTAGATTAGTAAATCTTGATTACCACTACTAAACCAATATGATTTACTTTTCAACTCTTCTGTAATCTCTTTTACACTCTTATCAGAATAATCTGAATTTTGTTTTTGTGCTATCTTTTTAATAATCTCATCAGTGCTATCTTTTATCGATGGAATTTTACTAAAATCAATTCCTGTATCTTTTAATAATTTAGATACTTCTCTCTCGGCCTCTAATACTGAAGATGTTCCTATGGTATCATCCCCTTGAACAGGATAACTTAAATTACTCAATACACCATCTTCAATTAATGTTTCGTTATCTTTTAGAGTTTTATTAAATCTTTTTTTAGGACTTGTGTTTGCCAATATACTTATGGCTCTTGTTCTTAAATCCATATCACCACGATTACTATCACCTGTTGTTATCTCGATATCAGAATTTGTCCCATAAACTGCCATAGTTGCCATTTCAGGAGACATCTTTACATCTATTGAGAAATCTTTTATAAAACTATTTTTATTATATAGTGGAAATTCAAAAATATTTTTATAAGGCATTGGTGTTGTAGAACCGAAGTTTATGAAATCATTTCTTGTTGACTTTCTTTCTTTAAATCCTGTAGGAATATTGTCTAATTGTCCTTGGTGTATATCGATTATTGATAATCTACCTGAATTTGAATCATCACATATTACATCAAATTCCCAAAAACCACCATAATCCATACTAACTTGACTCCACAATGATTTCAATCCCTCTTCTATAGTTTGTGCAGTAGAGAAATTTTGTTTCAGATATTCAGTTGGGAATACCAAGTTTCTAATCATCAATCTATCTTTACCATTTTCATCTACTCCCGCCTGTGGAAATTGTTTCATACTTCTGAAAATGTTGTCTAATACTTGTTGTTTGAGTTGAAGTTTTGTATCATTTCTAAAAAATTTTTTATCTTTCTCTTTAATTATAGGGTCAAATGGTTTAAATTTATGTGGCATAATCATATGTTTCAAACCTATACTATATAAATTTTTACTATCACGACATAGGTTTTTATACAATTTATATTCACCTTTATCATCTTTATCGTGTGACACACTTCTTATCTCTGTCTTGAATGGACTAACACTTCCATCAGTATTCTTTATATCCGCAGTAAATGAGAAAAATGAATTTAATATATGGTCTTCAAACCAACCCCACGATACATAAGTCTTATATTCTTTAGGTATATTGAGACCTTTCACTTCCACTAATTCCAATGCACCATTTTTATACTTAGTCAATACTTCATCTTCTTTATGTCCACCAGTCGTTCTACCACCATAATATGATGTCTCTTCTCGAACTACTTTTCCTTTACCATAACTTTTTGGTGTCTCATCTCCCACATAATACTGAACCACTTTGTTGAGATTATTCATTACTTGTGCAAATTGTATTAAAGATTTTTGTAATACTTTACTTTCAGGTTTACTTTCACCATCCTTTGATTTTCTCATAACATTTGCAATGACATCTGATAACTTGGTTTCACCTATACTTTGACCTAACATATTTCTACCCAAACTCTTCATGGTGAATGAACCCTCATAACTACCATCATTTCTTTGATTGTAAGAATAGTTATCAATTACACCAACAAATGCTTGATATCTACCTCGACCCTTTTCATTTCTTTCTCTTAAATTTTCCATCAATTCATTCATCTGTCGTGGTTCTGATATATCACCAAAGTCCACATCAACACTTTCAGGATTTGACCAACCATACTCTAACAACGCCATTCTACCATGTTTCAAAAATCTTGGTAAAACTTTTTGGTCAAAGTCATCAGGGTCAGGACAAACAAAATTTATAGTAGAAGTGTAGATGTAATATCCCTTTGTCTCTGTTGTGATTGATGTGATTCCTGTTTCACCTCTCCACTCATAATCTTTTTGTATATTGTATGGATTTTTATTAAATGATAAAGGTCTATTGATTGGTGTTTTATTATCTTTACTGATTGATGTGGATAACCTTACTGGTTCAAACCTTATTACATCACCATCGTCATTTTCTATTGGTGTCGCAGATGTAACTTTTGCCCAACACATTCTGTTCAACATTGTTGGTAATGGTTGATTTTCAAAATTTTGTGGTTCTAATAATCCAACATTATTTAAAGTTTGATTTCCACCTCTTCTGTTAAGTGCGTCTATCTTCTCAAACAAATATCGTTGGACTTGACCTGATATTGGTGTTCTAAAAAACATGGTTATTTATTTAATCTCTCAAATTCTGTTATTACTTCACCTATTTCTATAGGAACTCTTATTTGGGAACCAATGGTTGGAAATACAGAACCATTCACTTTATCATTTGCCCTTGAGATAATCCACCATAATTCTGTTTTACCATAATATTGATAGGCAAGATTCATATAACTCATACCATATTTTGCATTAATCAAAACATCTGTGTCCTTTATAGGAACAACAGGATATCTTGTTCTGTTTAGATATCGATTACCATTTTCATCTTGTAGAATTTTGTTATTATCGTATCTCATTATGCATCCTTATAAATGTTACTTACTGAACTTCCGATTGTCTTATCGAAATCTAAGTTCTTACCATCTATTTCATAGTTTCCTCTTGTTGGTGTGAGATTATTTTCATCAGTTGGGTCACTTTCACCAAATGTAGCGAATTTTCCTGCACCTACACCATCATCGGTTAACCAAGGTATTTCATAATGTTTACCAAGAGAGTTTGGTAGTGTTTTACCAATGTATACAAATTCAAGTGCAACATCCGCAACTTGTGGATACTGAACTCCATCTGAAATTTCCCATGTTGTTGTTGCAGGTGTATTAATATTAACACTACTGAAGTAACCTGGTGTGTTATTAAACATATCACCAATGGTTAAATAAATGTATGGTGATATTGGTCTAAATTCAGTATCACCCTCGAAAACTTTTCTAAATGTTGGTGTGGTTAATCCTTTTAAGTAATTTAATTTTTCCCAAATAATTGGTATTTCATTTCTTCTCATGGCAACTACTTTGAAATTAAAACTAATGTTCCTTGAGTATCCAGTATAAATATGAACTGCATCTGGTCTACCAATATATCTTTCTTGTGAATATTCTGCAGTTGAACTATCACTAATATCTTCTAAGAATGCAGGGAAGATAATCCACTTACCATTCACTGCATCTCTGATTCTAAATTTAACAAAATCTTTTGGTAGTTTTTCAGTTTTTAAATCACCAAACTTACCACCATAAGGAACTTGTAAGTCTCTACCATGTGTAACCTCAACTGATAGATTTGTTTTACCCTTTGCCTTATCAAGAGCTTTTTGACCCTCGTTAATAAATAATTTTGCCTCACTACTAAGATTACTTGCAAACTCACTAACACCACTTGTAACTCCAGATACAAATCTTGAAAATGCATTATTTATTTCTTTATTATCTTCATCAGTTTTTCCAGTTCCTTGTATTTCTGTTGCGATATCTGGTAAATCTGTTTCTAAACTCGTATCCTCATATCTAAGTCTTGAAGTTAAACCAATTGGATTATGTCTTGTTGATGTGATGTCACGAACAATTGAAGTTATGTTGGTTAACTCAGAAGAATTTAATCCTGGTGGTGAAGAGAACATAGATAATTCATTATATCCTCGTGTGAACCAAAATGAATTACCCTTTTGTAAAATTGTTTGTTTTGCAAGAAACCTCAAACCTCTTGGTGAACCCAAGAACTTTAAGATTCTATCTTTATCCTCAAGACCTCTCTGAGTATTTAGTAATATTCCACCTCTTGTTAATCCCTCATCTAATTCAATACCATCATACTCATCTCCTATATCACGAATAATAAATGGTTCATTATTAAAAACATCTGAATTGAATTTACCACTTCTTCTTAGTGCCTTATTCCCACCAAATTTATTATATTGGTCTTCGAGTGTTTGTCCTGGTTTCAATGGTATTAATTCTTGTGAATCAACATCATTACTTTCATCACCATACCCTACAATCTTTTTACCTGATACTACATCACCTCGTGGTGTTGTGAAAGTTTGACCTAAACCTAATGGTTCTGAACCTGCATATCCTTGATTGACTATTATTTGTGAAGAACCCTCATTATTACCGATTCCATCATCAAACTTACCTGTAGTTCCATCATTAATAAATTCTGTTGGGTCTTTTTCTTTTCTTCCTATTGTGAATCCATTTGCATTTGTATTTAAAAAATAATCAACAGGTCCTGGAAAACCTTGTTTATAAATTGATGAGTTTGGGTCTAAAATATATTCTGTTGGGTCACCCTCAGTTCTATTCAAAGTATAACCAGTAGCATTTGTGTTTAGAAAGAAATCAACAGGTCCTGGAAAACCCTCACGATATATACTTGATTCAGTATTATATTCAGTTTCATCTCCTGGTTGTCTACCAATAGTGAATCCTGTTGCATTATCATCTTGAAAATAATTAACTGGTCCTGGAAAGTTTATACCATCGAGACCTAACTTTGTGGTAGAGTTTGATATGTATTCTGTCGTATCACCTGCCTGTCTATTAGGTGTAAATCCTGTTGCATTGTCTTCACCAAAGTATTCACCTTGTTTTTGACCTACTTTCTTGTAATCAAAACTTTTTAACTTATTTAAATCAAAATCAAATAAACCCATATTAATACGCCTCGTTTATGTTAACACCTTGAACCATCCGATTCAGATATTCATTTGTTTTTCTTTGTTCTGATATCATTTCTCCACCATTAAATCTATCACCAATATTACCACCAAGTGCACTACCTAAACCACCACCTATCAATGCACCTATCATTGCACCTATTGGGCCTCCTGTCATGAATCCTAATGCTGCACCACCTGCAAGACTACCACCAACTCCACCAATCGTTCTTCCAACTGCAGGTGCTATAGGTTGTCCTGACATCGCGGCAGTTCCTATATCAACTGCACCTAATATCCCCGCTGCTGCTCCAACTTTTGGTAAACCACCTCTCATCATTGCAGCGTATGTTCCACCTGACATCCTATTTGCCTTAACAAATTCTTGATAACTTACACCTTGGAAAGATAATCCACTCTTTCTAAAAGCTGACATACTTGTTGCCTGTTTACCCATTCCACGAGATATATCTTGGAATGAACGAAATCCTCGTCTTCCCACATCTAACGCCATGACTGCAATCAACGCTTTTATCATGGTAGTTAATCCTCTCATTGCATTGGTGTTCATTTGTGTATCATTACTCTTAACCTCTATTGGTTTTCCTTGTGCAAGTGCATTTAATTCCTTAACACTAACCCCAATGGCGGCTGCCAACTTTCTTCTTTGCATTACATTCATTCTCTGTAATGCCTCTTCACTACCAACTTGTTTTACAATTTCTTTTTGTAGGTCTTCCATTTTACCCGCAAGAACGAGTCTACGAGCTCTATCTAAATTCAATGCCTTACCTGTAAGGACTTGAGCTTCTAATTCTGCCTCAATACTACTTTCAAAATCTAACAATGAATCTGCAATCTTCGCAGTAGTGTCTAAACTTAAACCAAGTTTACGAGCCTCAACTGCAGCTCTTCCAAGATTCACAAAATTATCTCTACTGAATTCTGCTATTAATTGTGAATTATTTTTTAAATCCTCTATAACATCTGCTGGTGCAACTCCTCGTTGTCTTGCAAATGCAGATACGGTTCGTTGTTGTGCAAGTGCCTGTTCTACAGATGCACCTGTTATATTTCTCTGTTGTTTTGCAAGTTCTAATGCAGCCTCACCATTGATACCATATAAAAGTCTACTTTGTGTTAAACTTGCTACGGTTCGTAAATTGAATTGTCTTATATCCCCAAATATGTTTTTAAAATTAGTGAAGTTGGGTAATAAACTCTTGAAAAAGTTTTCAAAATCATATGCAAAAAGACCTTGACTTAGTGCCTTACCTGCCAGTGCGACACCTGCAAGTATACCGAGTCTTGAAGTATTTCTCAATAAAAATCCAAGACCAAATCGGCCTTCAGTCAATAATTGAGCTACTGGTGATTGGTCTTCTTTACCCAAGGCCTTTCTCTCTTTTTTAATTCTTTCATTCATTTCATACATTTCTTTGGCACCCTTAGACCCAAGAAATAGATTAGAAATTATTCCCCTCTCACCACCAGACTCTCTAAGTATATTTGAACCGAATGAACCAGCAAATTCTGCACCTGCATCTCTACCAAATCCAGAGAATTGGTCACGAACCCCTTTACTCATGTCTTGACCTAAGTTGTCTGCACCCAATGCAGTAGATAAGAAGTCACCAATGAATGGTATACTTTTAATACTATTGGTTATCATATCACCAAATTTTGCCGCGGCGTTTGCCGATGCACTGATTTGGTTATTTATAGACTTTTGAATTCTTTGTTCTTCTTTAAGAACTTGTATAATTTTCTTTCTGTTTTGTAGACCCTTTCTTGTAAACTCTGCCTCTAATTCTGATAGGTCTTTGATTTGGAAATCTTCTTTATGTATATCTCTACGATTACCCAATATCTCTTGTGTAAGGTCATTGGATTTTTTTAGTGTGTTGAGTTGGCTGTCGGATAGCTTTTTATAGTCTGAGAATGTTTCAACTAATCTCTTACTATAATTTACTATATCAGGAAACTCGTTAGATATTTCTTTAATAAATTTATCAGTTTCTTGAACTGATTTTTGGATATCCTCAAAGTTTCTTTTTGCTTTATCAGATTGTGCCATATGTTATTATCTCAACTTAAATGTATAACCGAATATGTTTTTTTAAAGTATGTCGCTTATGTCTCTTCCAAACAAATCATCCATATCTGATTTCCAATTTGGGTCTTTCATTTTTTTATTAAGATATTGTTGTGTTTGTTTGTCGATTTGAGCTATTTTTTGAATACTCTGTTTGATAACAGGGTCTTTAGATAGTTTCTTAATTACACTCTTTTTTGCTCTCTTTGTCGCAAGAGCTTTCATGAGAGAACCCACGAACTCTGGTATTAATTTTCTATCTTTGATTGTTATTTTAGACATAATGACTCCTAATTATCAATAATAAATATCACAAGTCACTATTTTCCGAATTGTGGACGGGGTGTTTGAGTTGTATTTTTTTGTGCCTTCTCAATCTCTTTTTTCTGTTCCTCATGAGACTCAATTATCTTTTGTATATAAAATCTTCGGAGCGGAATGGGCATATTATAGACTTCATGGTGGGTAAACCCGCCGTTGCCGTTATATATTAGACTGAAGACTTCTTCGTGGATTGCCGGCCTGTTACTCGCCGGCTGGCCAAAAAAAGTCAATCCCAAGTGCAATGGGAACTTGGTGTTTCTTACCCACTTTACTTGTGTAACTGATACTCATATCAACATCAGGTTGAATTGACTTAACATACTTTCTAAACTCACGAGTATCTAATGACAAAAACTCATTATCAACAAAATTATCAATAGTTTGTTGGTCTGTAATACCATCAACTGATAAAATTTGTTTTTTTAATCTTAATGTTAATTCATTATTTACACCTGTAAGTTCTGTTGCCTTCTCATAGTTTTGAATCAATGTATCGAGTTCTAACTCATCTTGGTGTGTGAATAATTTAAACTCAATAGTCCTATTAGAATTAGGTAATGTGTATGAAAATTTATTCTCACCCTTAAATACTGATTCATCGAACTCAACATCATTTAATTTAGATAGGTCTATTTCTGATTCTACTGATTCACCTGAATCAGGGTCAATTATCGTTATTGGATAATCTTTACCATAACCCAATATACGAGTTCCTATCATGATTGCGTTCTTATCACCAATTAGTAAATCACCTAATTTAACATTTGGTGTCACTATCACACTTTCCAAAAGTCTGTCAATTACAACACCTTGTTCAATTAAGTTTTGAGAAGTTAGTATATCTTCTTCTTTCGCTGTCATGTATTTTACATCAATTGTTCCCTTACTTAAAGGACTATCTTTGGGATACAATAATCCCTTTGATGGTAAAGATAGCACTTCAGTAGGAAAACCATACTGATTATCTGCCATGTGTTAATCTCCTTGATTAATAAAGAATATTAAAACCATTAATTATAACTATTTTCGAAAATCAAAAATAATCTTATTTTTTATTTCCAAGAACTTTTTCTGCACCTGCTATTCCGAAACTACCTAAAGTAGTGAATAGGAATGAGTTGTATACCACATCATTGATAACTAAATCTTTACCCATGATACCAGTAACAACATCTGCACCTGCGAAGATAACCATTATTGTAAACGCACCGAAACCAATGATTGATTTCTCGTTATAGTCGTTGTCGTCCTTGAATATTTCCCACATTTTCATATATCTCCGATTGTTAGAATTGTAGTATTGCGTAATCGTAACGAAGAGTTAAACTAATGTCTGCAACATCTGTTCCATTTGCAAAATCTAAATCATTAAAGTTTGCAGTTTGGATAAATGCACCTTTCAATGTCCACTCTTCAACCTTATCACCGACTGGCCCTAATACATTAAATGAAATATCTTTCTTATAAAAGTCTGAGTATCCATCACGACCTGTTACAGATTCATGATGTAATCTAACCCATTCCATTACTGCTTGTGCTCCACTTGGAACGATTGGGTCATAGAGAGTAATCTCTAAAGGTTCCCAAGTTCCTTTACCTTTAACATATCTTTTAACATTGATATGATTTAATTCAACTTCCTCAAAAGTTATTTGTGGTCTGTTTGCAGTCTTTACAAGATATGCTGGTATACCCTCGATATACATGATAAAACGATTTTTCGTTTTAGGTTCAAACGGGGTAAAAAATATTTCATTTGGGTCTGTTAAAGCCATTTTATTTCTCCTATAAGGCATTTTTCTAATTACATTAATAAATATCAAGAAACGAAAAAAAGTGTATTCCATTTTTATATTTGTTATTAGAAGTTTTTTTGAAGTTTTTTTAAAAAAAAGCTTGACATTGGTTCATGGTATTTGTATATTAATATGTGATTAAAGATAGAAATGAAAGGAATATGATTATGATTGAAAATTTAACAATACCAAATTTTACTGAAGGTTTCACTAAGGAACAAATAGAAGAAAACATTGAGATGTTTACTCAACAACAAGAAACTGCGATATGTAATCTTTATGAAAATAAAAGAGAAACTTTGGCTTTCAACGAGAGTGGTTGTAAACAAGGTTATGAAGACTTATTAGATGATACTGAGTTCTTCACGGTTTATGACTTCTTGGGTTGTTATAGTGTTGTTGGTTTTACCGATGAACAAGTTGAAGAAATTATTCAAAGAATTTATTAAAAAAAGCTTGACACTAATGATAGAAATGGTTATATTATAGTATGATAATGAGAAAAATATTAGGAAGATATGTGATTGGAAATGGTATTGTTCCTTTCTTGGGATATCTGGTAAAACAGATAGGAAGATTGGAAAGATTTATGCACAAACAAGGAATGGATATATACTATCACTACAAAGATAGACAAGATGTTGAATTTTTAAATCATATTAAGAACCAAGCGATCCAGTATAAATAAAGAAAGAGAAAGGAAGTGGTATAAAATGAATTAAGTTAAATAGATAGTTAGGTGTTAATATCGTAATCGTTCAGAACCTAACAGAAACAAAAAACCCCAATCGTAAGACTGGGGTTTTTTATTATAAGTCACTTTATAAGTTAAACTTACTCAGGAAATGTAGCTCCTGTTGGTTGTATCACGAAGTCTAATACAATGAACTCTGCAGTTCTTGTAGGTTGAATGAATATCTGACCAACTAATTGATTTCTATCCACCACCTCTGGTGTATTATTACTATCGTCCATTACAACTCTAAATGCACTCAAACCACTATTAGCTTGGACTTGTTCTAAGAATGGATTCACAATAGACAAGAAACGATTTCTTGTTGCTGCTGTGTTCTGTTCAAAGACCAAGAATCTTGAAGAACTTGCAATAAACTTACGAAGTCTAATTAACAATCTTCTTACATTGATTCTGTCAAGTGCAGATGGTTTAGCTTGTAGTGTTTTCTGTCCAAACACGACAACACCTTGTCCTGGGAAAGATGCGATTGGATTTACACGATTTTCGTATAAGTCGTCTCTTTCACTATGTGTCAATCTTGTTTTTGCTTCTAACACTTGTGTTAATCCACCACGATTTAAACCTGCTGGTGCGAACCATTCATGTGCAACTCTGTCTGTGTTAGCGATAACACCAGGAATCACAACTGATGGTGGAACCCATGTTGGTTTATTTTTAACTTCATCAAGAACTTTCACCCATGGATAATAAGTTGCTGCATAGTTTGTATCAAGAGTTTGGATATCTGTGATAGCGTTATCTACAGAACGACCCCATCTTGAACCATCCATTACATAAAATGCATCGGCTCTATCTTCAACTTTATCAATTGCATGATTACTTACTGAGTTATGGTATTCGTGTATAATACCAGGTGTTACTAACATATTAATGTCAAACTCATCAGGATTACTTACTGCATTGATAGCTCTCTTGTATGCAACAGAACCACTTGCAGTTGATGTTGAACAATCAAATCCTTGTTGATTAGTTGTCGAAATGTTAGTTCCAGTTTTCTTTTCAGTTGCTGGATTATCACCATCAAAACCACCTTGGAATGGAACAACAAATTTTCTTTGTTTAAAGTGTGAAAGTGCTAATGTTACTTTCTCAGACGCATCTGAATAAGTTGAACCCAATGTTGATGCATCGGCATGTCCATTAACATTCTCTAAACTCATTGTTACATTACTACCTGCTCCTGTAGAACCTGGTAGTGGTTTTAAATATTGTTTACTATCTTCATTTGCAAAATCAAATCCATAAAAAACATTTGAATCAAATTCACTTCTTGAATTTACCTGTGAAGTAACAAAAGAAGCAGTCGGAACTGCAGTTGTTCCAGCTACGGTAGTTGAAACTTTACCGAAACCATAAGGAACAATATCTTTTGCAATACCCTCAAGAGTAGTGTAGTCTGATATGTAGATGTATTTTGATTTGTTTGGATAGTCACCATTATAAGTTAATTTACCATTTGAGTCAATAGTAACATATCTGTCACCGATTGCTCTTGGTAAGTAGTTTACTGAATCTTCATCTAAATTCAAGTTTTGGAAACTTTCTAAGATTGTTCCATCATTATTTTCACCTGGATTATTGACTTGAACGGTTAAAGTAAATGAACCATAGTCACTTCCTGGAACTTGTGATGGTGTCTTAACATCTTGTATTCCGAGTTTAAATTTAGCATTCATGTTACCACCATGTGAACGAGTATTAACTTTAAATAAGTTAAATTTACTTCCACCTGTGGTTTGTGATTGAATGAAAGGTGTAGTTGCCACTTTGTAATCAGTTGTGAAGTCATCTCCACCACTTGAAACTGAGTAAGAACTACTTGCAATACTCATACTAACATTTGCATCAAATCCATTGTTTGAATGTAATGATTTAAAAGAACTATAAACATATGCGTTTTTATTAGTATCTTGTGCGTTAGTAGAGAATACTTTTTCGATATAGTTTGCTGAACCTGTATCAAACGAAATAGTATAGTTAGTGCCTTGTAAACTTAATACACCACTTGCCCAATCTGCTCCAGCGGCTAATGATGCACTTGAAGGCCCTGCTATTTCTTCGTTGTTTGTTAAACCACCTCTTGATGGTTTTAGTGTTGCAGCAACTAAATCACCTAATGAAGATGATAATTTCAATTCGATATAGTCATTTTGATATCCCCCAAGACCTAAAACCCTAACGATAGTTACGGTTCCAGCACTTCGTAAATATTCTTTTACGGTGTAAGGAACATAAAATCTGGTGTCCAATTTACCAAAAGTTTCCTCAAATTCACCAAAGTTTCTGATTAAAGTTGGAACAAATGCTGGGCCTTCTTGTGTCGGGCCAATCATTGCTGCACCTATTTCAGATATTCCTTGTGGTAAAAAAGATAAATA